CGTCTTTAGCGTCAGAAGCTTGTGAAAGTCCTTCAAAGAGTTCTAAAATTGTTCCAGCAGTACCGGAAATTTTACCATCTTCGTCTATTACTGCAATATGCAATTCATCATTAGATCCGTTGTTATTAGAAACATCGGTTGTAGTACCCGGAGCAGCGTCAAACTGATCGTGATATTTCCAGTATCTTTTGATTTTTGCGTTGTCAACGATAGCGTGTTTAGCACCAGTTGAACCGGTACTATTGTGTCTTTTTATTGTTAAATCGTTTGAGCTAATTGCCGTAATTTCATAATACTCTCCAGATGGAGCAGCATTGAAATTGCTAGAAGCGTCTCCAAACTCAATCAGATCACCAACTACAAATTCAGAACCAGTATCAACAGCAACCGTAGTAGCGCCAACAGCGATACCTGATCCGTTATTTACTAGTGAAGTAGCAGTAGATGAATAAGCGTTAGAGTTTGTACACATAGAAACTTGTAAACTGTTTCCGTGAGTTCCAGCAGTACGAGCAGCCCAAGAACCAACAGCACCTTGTCCACTTGCGTAGTTATCAAGATAGTGTTGAGTATTCTTAATTTGTACAGCGGTACCTGATACACAAGCATTTACATTACCTGTTGTAGCACGAACCACCTTTAGAGTATTACCGTACTGAAGGAAATTAGCAGCCGTGAACCAATGTTGGTATGTATTACCATCTGGTTTACCGAAAGTATCTACTAATTCTTTTTCAGATGAAACCGTGACGATCTCATCCATAGGACCTTTATCAGATACAATAACTACGCCACCGATTGAAGTTGCGACAGCAGGTATAATATTTGTTAGGTCTGTTTCTTGTACGAGAACACCTGGTGATAATTGGAATGCCATAGTGATTTCTCCTTAATAATTATTTAAATTACCCTTATTTTTTGTCAACCCTTTAAACTATTTATAACTATCAAAAATTAGACATTATCTAACGACATCAACGGGTGACCAGACATCGCCATATTCATCTATTTCAGACTCAGTATCAGATAACCCGTCATCCATGAAACCAAACGGAGCCATATCTTGCTCTAATGCGTTTTGTTGCTCAGCAAATAAGGCATTTCTCATATCAATATTGACTAATTCTTTAAAGTATTGTTGATTTGCGACCCAGGCGAATATTACTAGACACATAACTAAATCATCATTACAACCATCTTCAGCTTCGTAAGATTTACCCTTAGATATAAAGGTTGACAACTCAGCGATGGTATCAAAGTCTTGTATTATCATCTTATCACCTTCTAATAGTGATTTTAAGTTAGAACACCCTACTCTCTTTGCAGCTTTTGTCATTCTAAGACCTAGAGAAGATCCTCTACCACTAAATCCACCACCTAATATTTGTCCTGATCTACCCTTTTGCGTACACATTAACATATTATCATATTCACATTCAAACTGTAAAGCGTCTGCTACTTGTTGTCCTAAATCATTTGTTTCTACCAATACATATGCCATATTATATTTTCTACAAATTTCATTTATGATATTAGGAAAGACAACAGGTTTAATTTCATTACTTCTATATTTCGCAACAAGTCTATATGGCATTTCGCTTGTATCAAATATTGTAAATGCTGAGTAGTCATTGTTAGTACCTCTCGATACATCAACTGTACAAGTATAAACATGGTCTTTCTTAGGCATTTCAAAAATATCTATATCACCACTTCTTTGTGGATCAATATGTGCTAATGCTTTTAATTTAGTTGGGGCAATTAATGTATTAACAGAACCTAAGAATTCACATTCAAACTCAGTTTGAAATTGTTGCTCACTTGTATTCTTAATTGTTTCTTCTTTCCACTTTTCATCTCTGCCTGGAACTTCCGACCAATGTACTTCAATAGGAACATAAGTATTGTTTCCATTGATAGCATCGGTCCATATCTTATAAAACATATTCATTCCGTGTGGTGTAGATACCATCATAATTTTTGATGACTTACCAGAAGAAATTGTAGGATAAACTGAACTAAAAAATTCGTCAGCAATATTGTTAGGTATATAAGCAAACTCATCTAAAAATATTACATTAAAAGAACCACCACGAATAGCAGATGATGAAGTTGCAGCTGCAACAATCTTAGAACCATTTTCTAATTCTAATGAACCTTTATTCCAATTCATTACTCCTTGTTGCATCCATTTAGGCATATGTTCATATGCAAGTTGTAAACGACCTAATAGATCACGAGCAGTTGTTGATTTGTTTGCAAGTATAGCAACATTGACATTCTCATTAAATAAAACATAGTGTAATAGATATGCAATAATGATTGTTGATTTACCAGATTGTCTAGGTAGTTTGCAAATTGTAAATCTGTTATTGTGAAAAGTATCTACCATCTTTTCTTGAAACTTATACATTTCAAATGGTACAAGACCTTTATCAATGGTAACGATATTAATAAAGTTTTCTATAAAATAGTTTGGACTCTCAATACATTTCTGCAACTCAACAATTTGCTCTTCAGTAAATTCTGAAGAAGTAAATGCTTTCTTTAAATTGGGGTTACCTAAATATTGTTCGTTAGGATTAAGGTTTGCTTTTTCCATTATTTTTCTTTAGAAGTTTTTGTAATTCATTTGTTGAACCTACATATAAAGCATTGGTCACATTCTTAGGTGCATTGTTAGGTACTTCTTTAAGTCTTTTTAATCTACTTTGTAAACCTAATAGGTCTTGCGATACTTGACTTACAGTAGATATTAATTGCCCTGCAACTTCATATGTTCTAGGGTGTTCACTTTCTTTTGCAAGAGCTAGAATACCATCTATTGCTTCAGTACCTTGCTCAATTAATTTATATAGGTTTGCTCTTCCGTGTTCAAAATCGTCTTGTGGATCTGCTGGTCCTGGCACTACCGTAACCTCTTTTGGTTCAACCTTTTTAGGTGCCAATATATCCTCAGCGGTGACCTCTAGGATTTCGTTTAATTTATCATCTATTTTACTCATACTATTATTTATGCTCCTTAAAACCTTGTTTAACTCTCTCGCCTTCCATAAATGGTCTATCCTTCATATAACTGTTTATCTTTTTACCACAAAAATACCAACAAACATTAGGTGCATTTTTTGGTTTATTAATTAATATGTCTGCAAATTCTTTCCATTCCTCAGATTGTACAACATCTTCTATTTTATCTACATTACTAATATGGAATTTATCTTTCATTAAAGGTTTAAATTGTTCTTCTTCATATCCCTTTTCTTGTACAGTCCAACAACACGGCATAATATAACCTTGAGAATTATATCCGTATGCTTTACCCAACCATTCTGATAAATCTTTTTGGTTTCCTTTACCAGCAAACATACCATGGTCTAAACACAAAGGTTTTAATTCTTCTGGATCTCTAGGACCAGTAAGAACGACATCACCTTCTTTCGTAAGTTTTAAATTATTTCTAGACATTTAAATTTCCAATTATTGCAAACTTTTCATTATCAAAATAATAGTCAGTATTAGTAGGTCTTAAAGGATCTTCAGGTCCGTCAAACCTCGCTGATATATTTATTTCAAATTCAATACCATTATCTTCAGCCATCTTCCTAGCTTCTTCAATATGATTCTCATTATATTTAAAAATAATAAATTGCCAACGGGTTCTAATTCCCTTACTAACACATAACTTAGCCATTTCAAATAACTTTTTTCCATCTTGATTAACTCTATGTATATGACTCTCATAAGGTAAACCATCTAAACCGAATATCCATTCACCTCTACCAAAATTATCAAAAGCTTCATTATACCATTTTACTGGTTTATGAGAAGCTGCGGTATGAACCAACATATACTTATCTTTTTCTTTTGCTATTTTTATGAAATCTATAAAGTAAGGATTGAATATAGGATCAGATATTTGACCACAACATTGTATCTCGTCAAAGTAATCTACTATTTTATGCCATTCTGGTATAGTCATATCTCTACCAGGAACAGGTCTGATATCTTTATAACTATTCTGGCGTTCACACTTAGGACACTCTAGAGTACATCTAAAGCCTATATCTATGTTTATTCTTTTTCTTGAGAAAAATTTATTTGTCAAGTCCTGATTGTTCGTCATAATTTAAACCATCATCAAAGAAGTCCAAAGTTTCAGTATATGTGTAATCATCATCATAGTCTGCCGTTGTAGGATTAGGAGTTATGGTAACTCTTTCTGATCTTGATGGACTTTCTGTACTCATCTTTGTATATAAATCAGCAGACGCCTTACGAATAACAGCACCACTTGTAATTGGACCATAAAGATATACTTTAGCAGTAAAGTTCATAGTGTATATAATTCTTCTATTAGAAGTCATATCACCATCGTAGGTATCTTCATAGTCAACACTATTTAATACAAAAGGAATATCTCTTTTAATATCCATTGTTTGACTTTCAATAAATGTAACCGTATAATCAGGTTGAAAGAAAGGTAGTATTTGCTCTATTATTTGTAGACCATCATCTGAGTTTGCTGTAAAAGAATAAAGATTAAATCCTACATTGTAAGGGACAGGAGCAAATTGTTTAAATACTTTATTATCGTCAGCACTTTTTGCTTTTTTATACTTTAGGTTTTTATTAATCTTACGACTAGGATCATAACTGATCCCAGTCATTTCAAAAGACAATCGAGGTAGAGTGATTGCAACTGAATCTTCGCTGCCAGAACCTAAAGTTGTTTGTTGTTGTAGTCTGGCTAAAAACTTTTCTCTTGGTGCATACATTAAAGGCACCCTTAAACTTGATACAGCATTACCATTAGAGTCATATCTTCTTACACCGATAGTATTAAATATAGTGCCGAAAGCGATAACTGTATTTCTTAAATGTTTATTATAAAAATATTGTCCAAACATTAGAAGTCCTTCCCGAAGTGATAATCAGTTTCACCAAATGGGTTTCGTTCACTAAAATCCAAGATATCATCTGTACTATCGCTAGTAGTGGTAACACCAGACGCAGCTTCAAATTTATGCGACTGATCTACTACTTGTTTTTCACCAAGTTCAGCAGGTGCAGTTTCCAGTAATATGAAGTTCTTATCATCAGGTATATCTGATTCCATCATAATTGAACCACTAGAAGCAGTTCCAGCTTCAAGATTAACTTGATAATCAAGCATATTAGTTGAAAGATTATCCTCAACGGCGTCAATTTCTGTATGTCCAACAGAAACTTCTTCCGAAGAATATTCCCACTTAGTACATCTAAGTTTAAAAGTAGGTAAATCGTGTACTTGGTAGAACGGTGCTTCGTGTTCTACAAATTGAATTTCAAAAAACGCATTAACTCTAGGGAACCAAACTAAGTCACCTTCATTAGGTCTTGAATCCTCAATTAAGTTATTATCTATTTCTGTTGTTTGTAACCATCTTGTTTTAGAAACAACAAGTGTAATATCATCTCTTAATTCTAAACCAAATTTTCTAATTATTTCCTGTTCGCCAGCAAACCCGTCAGTATTCTCAACATACATTTCAATAGCATAAGCATCCGTAAATTTAGAAGAAGTATCTTCCCCTAATACTGAATCCTCATTTACTACGGTTCTAGGTAAATAGTAAACATCTTGACCATAGATTTTTAATTGCTCTATGATTAAATCTTCATATAGTCTTTGTTCACTAGTTGTTCCGTGATCGAAATATACATTAGTTGGCATTTTATCCTACCATATAACTGATAGGTGTTTCAAAGGTAGATCGGATCTCTTCTTCCAGTTTACTTTTTTCCTCTAATGCCTGTGTATATATTTCAGCACCATTCATTGAAACCCCACCTAACATCTGAACACCTTGAAATTTTGATAAATTAGCTCCCCATTGTTGTTTAATTAAAGAAGTAGCATACCTCTTTAAAAAGATATCATCATAG